GTGTAGTGAATGAGCAATGACACCCGAAGGTGTCACTATTCATTAAGGACTACAGCACTGAGTCTTCAGATGTTATGGTTCGATACACCAATGACATGACTGCGAATAAGATAGCATCAATGATTGCTACAGGTGTTAGTAATACATCAATACCATGAGCCATGCTGATAGTAATAGCGAAGGTAGAGATAGCAACGATAACAGTAGCCAATACCATGAAGAGATAGTGATTAAACATGATGGTTTACCTTTAATAAGAGGAGACTACCTAACCGAAGCTAGGTAGTTGTTGGTTTAGTTACTTGAAGGTGTCTTCAATGGCCTTCAACTGAGCATCAATAGATGCACTCAATTTAGGGTCATTAGATGCCCTTAGTTTAAGTTTTTGAAGACTCTCCACTAATGCCATTTGATGCTCTACCCTCGCAATCTCTAGGTCAGCAGCTAATTGCTCAGGGGTAATGCGAAGAGTCTTAGCGTAGTCATGGGTAGATTCACCAAGCTCGGTATAACTCTTGGCGAAGGCTTCAGTGCCTTTACACAGCTCAATTATGATTGAGCAGATAGCAGCGAATACGGACTTGATTAACTTCATCATGGTGATGAACTCCTTAACAGTTAGGACATACGTTGATGCCCAACTGCTACCCGAATACATCAGAGATACAGGGAATAGCGATGAACAAAAGAACTAAGACCCACTCAACCATAAGGTCAAGTGAGTCAAGGGATTAGTTATACTTACGCATTGCTTCGATGTTTTCGATGTACTGCGCACAGCGAGCTTTGCTTAGTTCAATGGACTTATCCAATAAACTAATGCGGTAATCACATAAGGCACTACGTAAGCGAGGTAGCAAGCTATAGGTACTAAGTAGATTACCTATGTAAGCCATGACGTTGTACTCAAGGTCTAGCATGTATGACTGGTATTTAGATACTAACATTGGATTCACCTTTGCAAAGATTAGGACATACGTTGATGCCCAATTGCTACCTCAATACACCAGTGACTTATGGAATAACGATAGACGTATTAGCATGACGAACGTAGTGAGGAGTGATGGGAATAACAATCCTTATTTGGCAGTCAACATGGGGGGAGGGTATTTCGCTTTTAGGGTAAGGATGTGAGAACCCTGTTACCATACTAAATTATGATTCGGTCTGAAAAGTTTCGGGTGTGTATTACAGGTAACGGTATGCGTTATATGTATGTGCATCTTATTTGTACTTATAAGTTATAACTTAACCAACCCACAGAGACGCGAACACAACACACGGAGCGATAGCGGAAGTGTGTTGTGTGATGCGAGTTAATAAAGAACAAAAGAAACTTACTTAATTGAGTAAGTATATGTATATATCTACAATTTTTTCTTGTTATAAATCAATAACTTACAAACAAAAAAAGGTACTATACAGTACCTTTCTGTTGTCTAAAAGGTACTGTAGTGTTACTCTTCTTGTATCTTAACTCAGGAAGTGCAACATGAAAGTACCTAACAGAAGCGTGACGAGTATATCGTTACAGGTAGACTCAAGCAAGGAGTACAACGTAAGTCTGACGGCAAAGAAAGAAGGTTCAAGTTTACCTTTATTCAACGCGTTTGGACGTGGTGGCATTAATTATGATACAGGGGTAAGAAGTATGGATATGACAGAAGTGTTGTTTAACTTATCTCACAATACTAATGCAACTTGGCTTATGTGGTTATTGATTAAACATCGTAACTATAAAACCAATGTAGCAAGACTGGAGCCTAAAGACTTTACGGATGCTGAAGTAGGACGTATTAAGAGAGGTCGTAAAGAACTTGAAGATTTAAACGTAGTGGTAAGGTATAAGAATAACCACTACCTATTTAATCCTATAGCTGTGCTACCTGCTAAGGAAAACTACATGAGTGTTTGTGCCCAGTGGTTTGAAATTACAGGCCAAGACGTAAACGTATCTGCTTTTATTCCTATTGGTTCATAATTTATGTACTTGAGTAAGTAAGTATAAGTATCTACTATACCCCCATGATTACTTAAATAAGAGAAGGTTATGGGGGTTCTTACTGTAGAGCAATTCAAACAAGCTCTACCTAGTCAATTCAAAGCATCAGTCAACCAAGAGTTAATTGACCAGATTAACACGACACTTGCTGACCCTAACTTATATGAAACTTATAGAGATAACTTACTAAGTTACTCACACGTTATGCGTGATGGTAAGTTTAAGATGAGCGACTACATCTTAGCAGTTAAGTATTGTTCCCATAAGATTATGGGAGCCAGTAACATTGATGCCTTTGTTAAAACATTCCCTGATAGATACCAGTCTTACTTAGCTAATGGTACTTCTTCTAAAGACATTGCCTCTTACGTCACCGCGTATAACAAGAATAAATTAGTTAACCTTATCTTAGAGCAGTCACTCATTCCTTCTTGGATTCTAAACCAAGACCTATATCAGAAAGCCATTAACGTACAAGCTGAGTTAATGATGAGTGCCAATAGTGAGAAGGTACGTAGTGATGCAGCCAATAGTTTACTGACTCACTTGAAGCCCCCTGAAGTACAGAAGGTTGAGTTGGATATTGGTATTAAGAAAGATGGGGTGATGGATGACTTGAAGCAGGTGTTGACTGAGTTGGCTTTGAAACAACAGCAGTACATTGCAGCAGGTATCACACAGATTAGTGATGTAACCCAACAACGCTTAGTGAGGGTAGTCGAGCATGACAGCATCATTACCTAAGAAGGTAACGCAGTACTTAGAAGAAGTAGATTACTCCGATAACACTGGCTTCGTTCCTAGTACCTTTTCCCTTGAGATGGTTAACCTTATTAAGTTAATCGATGGGGGAATGACTGAGAACATTACTCCCCCTGTTCATTTGAGAATCTTAGACAGTTATGTTGATGTGTCGGGCAAAGACGTTATCAATCTTTGTCACAGGGGTATGGCTAAAACCAGTTTGATGGAATACCTGATATTCCGTATTGCCTTGTATGGTGAGTTGCCTAGCTTGGGCAAGATACCTCACATGATTTATGTAGGTGACACCATTGATGGTGGTGTGAAGAAGATGCGTAAGGCATTGGAGTTTAAGTTTAATAACTCTGATTTCTTACAGCAGTATCTCCAAGAAGTGAAGTTCACAGATATTCGATGGGAGTTCATTCGTAAGGATGGTACTTCATTAGTGGTTTCAGCCTATGGCGGTAAGACCAACATTCGGGGTACGAGGGAGAATGGTTCTCGTCCTATCTTGGCTTTACTTGATGACATTATCACTGATGCTGATGCACGTAGTCCGACTGAAATTGAGAACATCAAAACCAATATCAACAGTTCATTAGAAGCAGCACTTCATCCTAAACGTAGAAAGATTATCTGGAATGGTACGCCATTCAGTGCAGCAGACCCATTGTATGTGGCTGTTGAGTCTGGTGCTTGGATTGTCAACGTATTCCCTATCTGTGAGAAGTTCCCTTGCACCCGTGAAGAGTTCAGGGGTTCATGGGAAGATAGATTCAATTACGACTATGTAATGAAGATGTATGAGAAGCTCAGGTTACAAGGAGCATTGGCTTCATTCTATCAAGAGTTAATGCTTCAAATTTTATCTGATGATACGCGGTTAATTAGTGATTCAGATTTGAAGTGGTACTCACGTAAAGCACTGATGGCTAACAAGGGTAACTTCAATTTCTATATCACTACTGACTTTGCTACCAGTGAGAAACAGTTCAGTGACTTTAGTTTTATCTCTGTATGGGCAGTAAACAATAAAGGGTTTAAGTATTGGGTTGATGGAATATGTAAACGGCAAACAATGGATAAGAACATTGATGAGTTGTTTAGGTTCTGTCAGAAGTACTCCCCTCAATCTGTAGGTATTGAAGTCTCAGGTCAGCAAGCTGGTTTCGTTAGTTGGATTGAGAAAGAGATGCTTACCCGTAACATATTCTTCTCATTGGCTTCAGACAGTAATGAGGGTAGGGCAGGCATACGTCCTAGTACCTCTAAGCTTCAACGATTCAACGTAGCTGTACCTTACTTCAAGATGGGTGAGATGTTCTTCCCTGTTGAGGAGAAGGGGGGTGTAGCACTAGATGAGTTACTGGATGAATTGAGTTTAACCACAGTAGGTGGGTTTAAGTCTAAGCACGATGATGCACTTGATACCATCTCCATGCTGCCACTCATGCCAATATGGTTGCCAAGTAGTTCTACTGAGTTTACGCAAGGCAAGTCAAAGATATGGGGAACTGCCGTTGAAACAGGTAGTGATTTTACCGCTAGTTATTTTTGTTAGGTGATATATGTTATTAACTGAGATATTGGATTCATTGGCTGGAAGCGAGTTAGCTAATCTAAATTGTGTGGTAGATGG